ACGGTGAGGGGGGGGGATTGGTCCCTTGCGTGGAGAGTATTCGACGCCCAGTTTTGGGGAGTCCCCCAGCGTCGCCGTAGAATCGCACTTGTCGCAGATTTTGGAGGACTCACCGCACCCGAAATACTCTTTGAGCGCGAAAGCGTGTCAGGGTATTATCCGCAGGGCCGAACGCCGTGGGAAACCGCTACCGCCCATCCTCCGTCAGGCACTAGAGATACAAGCACAAGCCCCCCCCTAATGTGCGCGGGGTTTAAGTCAAGAGCAGGTGCTGAAGCAGATATTGCGTTTAGAATTGAGCAGTCGCCTACATTGCTGGCTGGGAATGATGACGCAAGTGTTATTCTTGCTCCCCCATTAAGTGTATCAGAAAATCAGCAAGCTGAATTTCGTTTGTCTGAAAGATGTAATGCCTTATCCACAGGGGGGGGCAAACCCGGACAGGGATTCCCCTGCTTGCTTCAGTGTATGACGCAAGAGGCAATGGAGACGGGGAGGTAGTGCCAACAATGACAGGAGATCATAATGGACACGTTAGCGATTACACCGCTGTATGTGTCGCACAACTGGCTTATGACCAATTTTCAGAATCAGGCATTGCATCAACACTGAAATCTAGCGGCGGTAGCTACGGGGGGGGGCAGTGAGAATTTGACTATTTCTTATCAAAAAGTAACTGGTCCCCTGATGGCAAACAGCCACCCTGGAGGCTATACAGGACAAGATGCTTTCTCAGATATGCTTATCGCAAGTGTTGACTGTAGAAACGGATCTGAAGATTCGGAGATCAACGGCACCTTACAGGCCAAATCTAATGGCGGCATGAGCGTAAACCTCAATAATACAGTCAGGCAGGGCTTTGTTGTCCGCCGCCTCACTCCGCTAGAGTGTGAACGCTTACAAGGATTTTTGGACGGCTGGACAAATATTGGTGACTGGATCGATAGCAAAGGAAAGCTACACCGGGAGAAGGATTCTCCGCGATACAAAGCTCTGGGAAACAGTATTGCCATCCCCTCTTGGTTTTATGTCCTGCAAAAGCTGTCTCTCTGCTGCGGGGCTGATTGTACCATGGCAAGCCTATTTGATGGTATAGGCGGCTTCCCTTATATATGGGAAACGCTTAACGGAAAGGGATCTTGTTTGTGGGCATCGGAGATTGAGGAATTTCCGATTGCTGTTACGAAATTCAGATTTCCGGAGGAAACCATATGATTCCGTTAATCAAAGGCATTCTGCTGGTCTTCGCCGTGCTGTACTTCATTAGCAGTTTCGGCACGAAGGACAAAGATGCACAATTTTATTTCATGGCCGGGACAACCCTTGTAGTTGTTTTACTGGCTGCAGATAAATTTCTTTAAGGAGGAAATTTAATGGGTATTAAGTACGCTATGCTGTCTCAGCCCATGGCGGGTAAGACAGATGAAGAAATCATCGTCACCCGTGAACGGGCGATTGATGCCTTGAGACAGCGGGGCTTTGAAGTTGTAAACACACTGTTTACCGATGAATGGTACAGCAAGGAAGCTATGGAAAAGCGCGGCGTCGTGCAAATTCCTCTGTGCTTCCTGGCTAAGTCTCTGGAAAACATGAGCCTGTGTCATGCCGCCTACTTCTGTAAGGGCTGGGAAAATGCTCGCGGCTGCCGGATTGAGCATGAAGCTGCAAAGGCCTACGGGCTGGACATTATTTATGAAGAGCCTGCCGGGTCTGAGGGTACTGAGCTGAATAAAGTGACCCTGGAATACAAGGACGGCACTGCAAAGGATCTGGATAAGTGCTGCGTGTTCCGGTTTTCCAAGGCTGATGATCCTGACAGACTCCACATCACTGCTGAAATGTTGGATATGAGTGGCCAGGATCTGTACCACATTGTCGATGCAGCTCTTCACCTGGGGCAGCGGCTGGGTATGTTCGGCTCCATGGAGGATGACAGTGAGTGCGAATGTGACTGATTATCGGGATTTCATATCCCATAAAGTCAGCCAGTCCATCAACACCGAGAGCATTAAGCTGTCCGCAGACGATTTGAACCCGAAGCTATATCAGTTTCAGCGTGATATCGTCCGTTGGGCTTTAGCCAAAGGCCGCGCTGCGATCTTCGCAGACTGCGGCTTAGGCAAAACCCCTATGCAGCTTGAATGGGCCGCTCAGGTACATAAGCGCATGGGCGGCTATGTTCTGATCCTTGCCCCGCTGGCCGTCTCTTCGCAGACGGTAGCGGAGGGCATCAAATTTGGTGTGGATGTAACCCTTTGTGAAAAGGCTGAGGATCTGAAACCCGGCATCAATATAACCAACTATGAAAAGCTGGATAAGTTTGCCGGATGCCAATTTAGCGGCGTGGTATTGGATGAATCGAGTATTCTGAAATCTTTTACCGGCAAGGTAAGAAATCAGATTATCGATTTCTTCAGTCATACCCCGTTCCGGTTGGCGTGTACAGCTACACCTGCGCCGAACGATTACATGGAGCTTGGCAATCATTCTGAGTTCTTAGGCATTATGTCTTATGCTGAAATGCTGGCTATGTTTTTCGTCCATGACGGCGGCCAAACCTCTAAATGGAGGCTCAAGGGCCACGCTGAGGAAGTTTTCTGGCAGTGGATGGGATCTTGGGCAGTGGTTATGAACTCACCTCTTGACCTTGGCTATGACATTGAGGGCTACGATCTTCCCGAACTGCGGGTGCATGAGATCGTCGCTGACGGGCAGGAACCCACATCTGAGGTTATGACCCTGACCCAACGCCGCAAGGCTCGCAAAGAAACCCTTGAGCAGCGCTGTGCTGCAGCCGCAGAGCTGGTAAATGCTTCCGGCGATCAATGGCTTGTCTGGTGTGATTTGAACGCCGAAAGTACCGCCCTTGCATCCATGATTAACGGTGCCGTGGAGGTGACCGGTGGTAATAAAGCAAAGGACAAATCAGACCGGATGCTGGGATTTACAGTGGGCCTCAGCAAGTGTCTCGTTACGAAGCCCTCTATTGCTGGCTTTGGCATGAACTGGCAGCAGTGCAGCAAAATGATTTTCGTCGGCCTGTCCGACAGCTATGAGCAGTATTATCAGGCCGTGCGCCGGTGTTGGCGCTTCGGTCAGCAGAATCCCGTTGATGTGTACATCGTTATCAGCAGCCGGGAGGGCTGCGTTAAGGAAAACATCGAACGGAAACAGGTTGACTGTGAAAAAATGCGGCAGGCAATGGTTGAGCAGTCTAAGGAAGTCACCAAAAAAGAACTGCGCAGCACTTGCCGGATTACAACGCCGTACAACCCGGAGATCCGCATGGATTTCCCCGCATGGGAGGAATTCAACAATGAATGTGCTTAACCAAAAAATCAGTGACCGCTACGCTATGTACCAGGGCGACTGCGTGGAAACTATGCAGGGCATTCCTGATAACAGCGTACACTATTCCATCTTTTCGCCCCCGTTTGCAAGCCTATATACCTATTCCAATAGTGACAGGGATATGGGCAACAGCCGGGATAATGACGAATTTCAGAAGCATTTCTTTTATCTGATCGTCCAGCTTTACCGCGTGATTATGCCGGGGCGCCTGGTAAGCGTCCACTGCATGAACCTTCCTGCTATGAAGAGCCGCGACGGCTTTATTGGTGTGAAGGATTTCCGGGGCGATATCATCCGGGCATTTACAGAATCGGGCTTTATCTTTCATTCTGAAGTTACGGTGTGGAAGAATCCCGTAACAGAAATGCAGCGAACAAAGGCGCTGGGATTGCTACACAAGCAGATCCGCAAAGACAGTGCTATGAGCCGTCAGGGCCTGCCTGACTACATCGTAACTTTCCGTAAGCCTGGTGAAAACCCTGAGCCTATCCCCCACACTCACGAAACCTTCCCCGTGGATGTGTGGCAACGCTACGCGTCCCCCGTCTGGATGGACATTCGACAGTCTAACACCCTGCAGCGGAAATCTGCACGGGATGAAAAGGACGAAAAGCACATCTGCCCCCTGCAGCTCGACGTTATTGAGCGCTGTATCGATCTTTGGACAAACCCGGATGATATTGTGCTTGACCCCTTCGCCGGTATTGGTTCTGTCCCTTATCAGGCGGTTATCATGGGCCGTCGGGGCTTGGGCGTGGAACTGAAGGACAGCTACTTCGTACAGGCAATCAACAATATGGACATTGCTGCCAAAGAGTATGAGGCAGGCGGGGCAAGCGTTGATGTCCGGATGCGTTGCCCCAACTGCGGTATTAAGCTAGATACCATGACTTGTCCCCTCTGCGGTACGGAGGTGTGATATGGGTAATGTGAAATTGGGCAAAGGCGTTTCTTTTGAGCGCATTCGTCGGATCACAGGCTATCTCGTGGGTAGTCTGAATCGATGGAACGATGCAAAGCGGGCTGAGGAACGGGATCGGGTAAAGCATAATATTGGTACAAACTACAGCACCATTGTACTTCCAGAAGTTTCTCCTGACTGGGGAAATGTCAATGATGTTCAAATCTTCCCCGATTTTTGTAGCAATGAAGAATGTTCCCCAAAGCTTCTAGAGAGAAATTATATAGAGGTATATGACATTCTCCGTTCAAGTGATACAACAATTACCCTCAAAGCTATGGGGGCTAATGGGCAGTGGGTAACATCTGTGAGTGTGTCTGCATCAGTATTCGGTCGTAATGATGGCAGCCTAAACTTTACTAACAAAGAAAGGATTGTATTCCCTCCTACACAAGAGACTATACGAGTAATACTCTTAGGCCTATTTATTGGCGAAGAATTTATGCTACCGTGTGACCTCGATGTAGAATTAACCGTAGATCCATCTTTGAGTATTTGCCTGTTGCCTGGAGACTTGAAACTGTGATGGAGGTATAGCAGTGCCAGAATACATAGCCCGTATCTCTTATGGCAAGGACAGTCTCAAAATGCTGGATGTTATCAAATCCAGAGGATTACCCCTTGACCGTATTACTACTACGGATGTGTGGGCAACAGATACGATATCCGCTAATCTCCCCCCCCTTGAAGAGTTCAAAGCAAAAATGGATCAGCGGATTTGGGAATTGTACCACATAGAAGTAGAACACCTCTGTGCAATAAACAAAGATGGCAGCAAACGGACTTATGAGCAGATGTTCTATCATGTGCCTATTCGGCGTTCACAATCTCTTAATGTAGAGAGAGAGAGAACAAGTTCATCCTCGGCGCCATCCTCGGCTTCCCGGATCTGTGGAACCCCTGGTGTCAGGCTGGGCTCAAGCGGAATACTCGCACACAGAGTCCAAGGCAATGTCACAGGATTTCCGCCCAGTGGGGTGCGGTACAACTGGTGCCAAAAACTCAAGTTATGCAACTTGGGGCAAAATCAAAGGATTTCCCCTCAACACAGGGGTTACCTGGTGCCAGCACCTCAAATCCAGGGCTGTCCCGCCCTTTTCTCTTGAGCGGGGGATCGCTACCCGCGAGGACAGAAATATAGTGGAATATCTGGGTATAGCTGCAGATGAACCGAAACGCTTTGGACAGCTCAATGACCGAAAACGGGCACCGCTGGTAGAGTTCGGGATAGATGAAAGTTTATGCGGCCTTTATTGCCAATACAACGATATGCTTTCACCGTCCTACGAAACATCTTTCCGCGATGGTTGCTGGTTTTGCCACAATCAAGGCGTAAATCAGCTTCGATTGCTACGCCGCAATTACCCGGATTTGTGGGCATTGCTTATGAAGTGGGATCTTGACAGCCCCGTATCTTTCAAAGCTGACGGCCATACCGTCCATGACTTTGATCGTAGATTCCAACTTGAGGATGAAGGGCGAGTTCCCACGGATCGTAAATTCCGCTGGAAAATGTTGGAGTGATAACATGATCCCCGTAAAAACTGATTATGCAAATATCGTCTTTACTGCTGAAGGTTGCCAGGATCTTCCCGGCACTCTGGCAGTAAACGAAAAGGGCATTCCCGAAGTAGAAACCTGTTGGGAGTTGTCCGATGAAGAACTGGCTCAGGTTATTAAGACTCGCCGGATCTTCCTTTACACCGTAGGCCGTACTGTCCCGCCCATGGCGCTGACTACGGTATCTCAAATTACCTTTGGAGGTGGCGCAAATGAAGTCTGAGGAATATTGGCGCGGTAAACCTGGCGCTAAGTACGGTATATGGAACAGTGTCAAGAAGGAGTTCCAGTTTGGTATCTGCGAAGATACCCCCGCTCTGGCTGAAGCCCGACTGAAGCAAAAAATCGGGAGGGACAGCCACAAATGGCGGTTTGAAGTTAGACGGATTAAGGAGGAAGCTACACCGTGACGATACCTAAGACTATCAAAATCGGTGGTAATATCTATTCTGTGGAAATTACCGACAAGATGGACCTTGGCAGCGCTAATGTATCTGCTGAGATAAACTATGTTGACCTGAAGATCCGCATTGCGCCCAATGCTCCTGGAAAGATGCAGGCTGATTTTCTCCATGAGATGATTCACGGCATTCTGGCTTTTCTCGGCTACAAAGACCATGATGAAAAGCAGGTAGAAGAAATGGCACAGGCCCTCTACATGGTTATTCAGGACAACCCTGATATTTTTGATGCCAATGGAATTTAAGTATTTTCGGGGTAATCCCTTCGCTGTAAATCTGAACAAGAAAGAGCAGCGGATTCTTAATGAAGAAATAAATAAGCAGATTCTGGAAAAGGATGCTCAGTATACCAATGACATTGACGCTTGCGTGCTGTATACGCTGCACGTTTTTCTCGGCTTCGGCGCTAAGCGGCTCCGTCAATTCTGGGAGGCATTTCGATCTGAGCATAGCCGATTACAGAAACATTATGAAATGCCTGGTGACACAGCATGGTTGGCTTCTCATGTGCTGAAGCGAATCGGTGTTGATGTTGCGGCATGGAATACTGAAGGGGAGGCAGCAAAACACACTATGAGTTATGATATTGGCTTTAAGGCAAAGCTGGAAGGTGTGAATCAGTGGGTATATGTCGGTGATGAATTTATCGATCTTTCTTCCTCTGCCGGAACACTGGTAAAAGAAGTTTGTGGATCTTACCCTTCTCAGTGGACGGGTAAAAAATGCGCCGATATGTATTCCGTTTTCATGCAGGGCGCAAGCCTGTTGACTGCCAACCCTCAGAAATATAAGCGTTTGGAGTCTGACAGTCGCTGGGGTACAGCAGAATATGTGGCTGACACTCTGCTGAAAATCGCTGATAACTGTGACCGCTTTCCTACTGCTGTCCTTGAGGTAGTCTGCTAGGAGGGGACACTTTGCAAGAAAATCCGAAATTAAACAGCGAGGGCTATTACGACCCTACAGCGTATATGGGCCTCCGCAACATCGGCAGAAAAGAGAATGCACTTGAGCAGGACGTTACCATGCTTATCAAAGTGCTGAAGTACATCATCGGTAAGGCTGGCTTTGAACTGGTCAATCGAATTGAAATCAAGGATAAGAAGACCGGGAGGGTATTCAGATGAATCAAATGACAAAATCCGATTTGGAGAAAGCATTAGCTTCCTCTGTTGCCCGCGCACAAGAACAGCAATGCGAAATTGCTGCTTTGAAAGATCTACTTCGGAAACAGGATTCCGAAAAATCTGATTTGCTGATTAAGCTGCAGGCCGCTACGGCCCCCATTCGCAACGATACATACAATGAAGCTGTACGGGCTTACGGCAAGCAATCTCAGCTTATTATGGCTATGGAAGAGATGGCAGAGCTGACGAAGGAGCTTTCTAAAAACATTCGCGGCTCACATAATACGGATGCTATTTCTGAGGAAATAGCTGATGTGGAGATCATGTTGGAACAGCTCAAGATCATCTACAGCAACCGTGCTGCAGTTGATTGTGTAAAATGTGCAAAGCTCGACAGGCTGGCCGTTCGGTTAACGGACGGGCTGTACTGATTGAGCTACACATTGATTTGACCTACCCGTAAGGGGGGGGGGTAATCCTATGAAATGGA